CTAAAATACATTTGCTATCTTCTGCATTTCTTCTGCTTTAGTGTCTGGCAAAACATGACTGTATAAATCCATTGTCATTGCTAAAGAACTGTGTCCCAAAATAGTTTTAAGTACCTGCGGTGGCATCCCTGCTTCAATTGCTCTTGTTGCAAAAGTATGCCGGAATACATGACTTGTGATCCGCGGGAAATCATATCCGTCACTTTTTATTCTCTTTATGATTCTGTCAATTTCACCTTGAATCCGTTCCCGGCTGATTGGATCGCCATTTTCATTGCAAAATAAATACTGATCCATTCTCACAACTTTAAATCCCCAATATTTCCGCTGAGCCTCTATATGTTCCGTAATGGCAGCAGTCAGCGGAATGTCTCTGGTAGAAGTTCTTGTCTTTGGTGTATCCTCAAAATATCCTTTTCCCTCGATGTATTTTAAAGTTCTACGAACATGAATCACATTTTGCTTTTTATCTATGTCAGAATATTTAAGTCCTTGCATTTCACCTTTTCGCATACCCGTCCGAAGCATTACAGAAAAAAAGTGATACAAATAACTCTCCTCGGCATATTTCATAAATAATTCCTGCTGCTCTTTCGTCATAGCCGTTCGCCCTTTCTTTACTCCTATTTGCCGAGGCAATTCAGCCAATTTAACGGGATTTCTTTCTATCAAGCCATTCTTCATAGCTTGTTGAAGACAGCCGTTTAAAATGGCTGATACGATCTTAATACTTGAAATAGCATATCCTTCTTTTACCATATCATTATATAATTTCTGAATGTGTTCCCCTCGAATCTCCGATAACTCTTTGTTTCCCAACCGATCATTTATTGTACTTTTATAATACTTTTCATAGCTGGTATATGTTCCGATTTTCACCCGGTTTTTCTTATATTCTTCCAACCAAGTTCCATACCATTCTATCAGTGTAATTTTTTCTTTTGGAACGTAAAGTCCATGATCCAGCTTATATTTAAGCTCTGTCATATATTTTTGCGTTTCCGTAATAGTTTTTCCGTGTACAAGATAACGTTTGCCTTTATACATAAAACGCCCCTCATACCCTTCATATCTCTGCTGAATGCCTTTCGGGAGTTTTCGTCCTCTCTTATCTGTTGCCATATTAACTCCTTTCTGAACATAAAATTCAAATATTGCAATGAGTCAATATGACAGGTATAATCATATTGACTCTATACAGTGTGTGTATTGGGTTATTTCTGTTTTGCCCCGTGGTGTTGCCGCACTGTGGGGCATTTATTTTCCCTTTGTGATGAAATTTTTCGCTATATATGGCTATATGTATGGTTTTTACTGGTTATTTTCTTATTTTTTCCGCTTCTAAACAATTCCTATATACCGAAAAATCAAATGTTTTTCTATGCTCTGTCGGTCTTTTCTGCCGGAATATAGCCGGTGATATCCTCTGTATCGATCAGCTCAATTACATCCGCTATATTCTTCTCAAATGATGACATATAAGTTTGTACAATGTTTGCCCCCTGCCAGATTCCATCCCGATTTTTCAGCATGTTCCAGGCATCATCAACACCTTTACCTGTTTCACAGGTTGCCTCATCAATTTTATGTAATACATAATTGATCTGCTCAAACTGAAGAATAAGTCCTGATAGAATCTCTATAGCATTTGTCTGCCGGTCTTGCATTTTGATAACCATTTCTACTGCTGCCTCTGGATTTATTGTCTGTTGTTTTTTATTCATGTCTCTTTTCCCTCTCTTTCTGTTCTTCTAAGTACATTCTTTTTACAAATCCATACACCATAGCAAGGTGGTTGGGATTCTGTATTTTTTCAAGCATTTGTATCAGATCTTCTTTTCTATCCATGTCTTTTTTCACCTTCATTATTTACGATTTCGCTCGCATAAGTATATATAAGCTTTAACCATCTAACCTTTTTACATTTCCTTACTACCCGTATAACCTGTTCTTGATAGAATGATATAAGCTCTTCATCATCGTGAATAGTTTCTTTCACTTTTGCCATATCGTTTGGCCTCCCTATATGTCAGATTTCTTTAACAAAACTTAACAGTTTTTCACTGATTAGATTTTCCATTTCCTCACCATCCTCTATCCAACCGCCTGTACCTGTGATCTGCCAAAAAAACTTGCATTGTAACTTGCGCCATCTCCTTTGGAACCCCAGATCAGTGAACATCCAAACAGTGCTTTAGATCCGTGTATTACCTCATATCCGAGCTTTTTCCATCCAACCCAAGTATTTGTATCCTCGGTCACGTCTGCTGCCTCTTTGCTTCGTTTAATACGCTCTGCATTGATTTCCTCTGCTTTAGCAGATAACCATGCTCTGTGAAGTGCCTCTGCAAAGCTGATATTGTACCGGCGGTAATTTTTCCATGCATTCAACATGATTTTCTTCAGATCATACTTCATAACCTCTGTACTCCTTTCTCAAGGCTTACAACAGTCCCGGCAGGTCTTAAAGCTATCTAAGGTATCTTGACCATCTCATTATCCCCTTACCCTTGTCCGGCGTTATACTGGTGTCTCCGGTACGCTTTCGCCACTTCGTTTTCACCCTTTGCTGTTGTGTTTTCCTTTGATGTTTTTATTATACTCAATATTGAGTATATAGTCAATAATTATTTACTCGTTTTTGAGTATTTTCTGTTTCTATAATACTCATTTCAAGTTATTATATACTCAATATTGATTTGAATTTTTTCTTATGTTATTATAATAAATAATGTATATCAAAAGGAGATTTTACAATGGCAGGTGCAAAAATTATTAAACAGTTGTTAGCCGAAAGAAATATAAGTGTTAATGAATTAGCCGAAAAACTTAATATAAAATCACAATCTATGAGCAATAAATTATATCGTGACAGCTTTTCGTTCCAAGAAATGTGCTCTATTTGTAATATTCTAAATGCTGACCTAAAAGCTATTACCCGTGATTCCCAAAAAGAATTTTTTGAATCCATTGAGCATGATTCTTAAAATATATTTGCTTTTTTAGAAAGAAGATTTTTATGAGTTTTGTCGATAAAATATTAAACACTTTTAAATTATCAGAAACTAAAACTACTCACCGCACCTCTGCTTTATCAACCACTGATAATTTATCAAAAGCTAAAACTATATATTTCAGAAATGGTCAGCTATATAAATTAGATCCACCAAATTCTTTCAGCTGGTATGATGCAAAGTTTTTAGTATCAAACGGGAAAAAATACGATTTAGAATCTATATATGATTTGCATAGATTGCCAATTCCAACGTTTGATAGCATTGATATATTGAATGGTTACGGAATTACCGGAAGTTTGGAATATGTTCTAAAAATGAAAGCGGCTAATTTACGCAATAAAGGTTTAATTGAGGAATCTGATTGCTTATATAAAAGAATCCATCTTTTCTTAGCCGCATCGGGTAATAATTACAGGTCAAAGGATTATCTGGACTATTCACATATATTACTCACGGAATGTAAGTTAGAAAAATACGAACAAGAAAAACAATTTATCAATGAGTATTTAAAAACTATTCCCAATAAGCCATTTGAACTTCTTGATCGCAAAAAATTATTAGATCAAATTCTTGAAAACTGTGAAAAATGGCATACTGATTATGTAGTAATAGATGCATTTTGCGGTTGTTGTGCTGAATGCAACAAATTGCAAGGACGAGTTTATAGTATTTCTGGCAAGAGTAAAATTTTTCCAAAACTGCCAGATCACATCAGAGAATACGGTTGTATCCATCCGGGATGCCGTCATTTTATATCTGTATATTTTTTTGACAGTAATGTTAAAAATACTATTCACGATAAATTTGGACATAATGTTGATGCTATACAAGCCAGTCAACGCCCTTATATAGATGATCGTTCAACTGCCGAAAAGGAAGCTTATCTGAATTATTTAAAGCAGAAAGAAAATGAACGTCAAAAAGAAATTGATGAGCTTGAATATTATACCATTCTTGCCAAACTTCCTGACATTGCTCCAAAATCTTTTGGCGGATATCGGCGCATGAAAAATCAGCAAACTAAAAATTATCTCAAAATTGAAAAAGTAGCAAAGGAAAACGGCATCAAAATTTCTGAACGTTTAGAAAAATAGTCCAATCCGGTGTTTCACTGTTTTAGATTACTTCTATAGGCTTGGACAGTGGTAAACATTTCGTTCACCCCTTGCGTCCTGCTGCCAGATATGCTATATTTAAGACACAAAGAGGGAAACCGCAAGCGGCTACCCGATTATAATGTTAAGCTATTATGCAACAGCCGTCATTATTCGCAGTAATGGCGGCTATTTTCTTTTACCCTTGAAAATCTCATAGCAAAGACCTACAAGGGCAACAATGAATATACTAAACTGAATCAGATCAGAATATGTAACCATCGTATCGCCCTCCTTTCTTTCGTCTGGAGGGTGCTTTTTTGTCCCTCCGTAACAGAGGGTAGCCGCCTGGCTTTGGTTTCCCTGTCTGTATCTTACCATGATGACAGCAGACAAGGCAACCATTGTGTTATGTTATTTCTGAAAAATCATTTGCTATATTTTTTTCAGCTGGGAAATCAGCCGGCATATTCTTTAGCAATAACATATCATTCAGTATTTTCAATGCTTTTCGCAAATATGCTTGATAATCCGTTTTTCGAGCCGGAACAGAAGCAAAAGTGCATATTTTATCATATCCACATCCTTCAGTAAGAGTTATGAATAATTTACTTGCCAAGCCTGGATTAGACTGTATTGCAGCCTGTAATATCATTATAAGATCTTCACTATCTGCATTTCTGCAAAACTGTACCAACTCTTTTTTTCTGCAATCTGTAATTAGATAATCTTTCATGTATGTTTCGCGTACTGTCATTTTCACTCCTTCGCTATATAGTTTCGCTTGTACGGATTTTTTATATTTCATAAGACCACAGTTCGCCCTCTGCTTCGTTTTCCGGGATTCTGACAATAAGATCGTCATTAGGGATGTATGCCTGTGCAATCTGAATCAGTAAATCTTCCAGAGCTTCTGCAGTGCGAGCGCATAGTTTTATTCCCGTAATATGTTTCCAAGCACTTACATATCCAGACGTTAGAAATAGATCTGCTACCAGTATGTTACTTTCCCTTTTTGTCCGTACCTTTGCTATTCTTAATTTTCTGTTTTTCCCTTTCTGCTTCAATTGCATCTGAACCATTGTTTCTTACCTCCATGAATGATAAAATTGTCATAGAGGTTGTCCTGCTGCCGTTTTTGACCGATGGCAGCAGGATAGTAAGCATTATATTTGCCTGAAATCCTCTATCAACTTTTTTAACCGTTCATCGGATTGCTGAGATATTCCTGTAGGCTCGTCTTTTACTTCTATTTCTGCATTTTCAGTGGTTGTCATAATTTGTATTGCATCACGATTTTTTTCACGGATTTGAGCCGAATATGAATTTCTATTAGTCTGATCGATCATTTGTTGCATATCAACCGGTAACTTTTCATATTCCTCCTGTTTTTTTGCTTCGTTCCGGTAAGACCGCATAAAGTTAGAAGATGCCACTTGTTCACTGTAAGATCCATCAGCCGCCCACAGCCTTAACACATTAGGAGATCCAACAGCCTTTTGCACCAAAGGCGGCAATTTTGAAAATTCTTCCTGTGAATTGTAAATACTATTACGGATCGCCTTTTCAACAAGTGACCACGCTTCCAGCTCATTCAACTGTTGAGGTGTATTTAATTCGCGCACAAAGGCTATTAACTGTCCCGGTGTCGGTGCAAACCCTTTTGTGTCTGCCCTCAGATACGCCAAAAACGCTTTTTCCGCCAAACCAAACGGAATATCTGATAACGCTAAAAACCAAGTATTGACTGTTACTGTCTTGTTGTCTGGTTTGTAATTTGGATATGCTCCCTGTATCATCATCAGTAGCTTTGCTGTCTCGTCCCTAAGCATTTAGCCATCCCTCCAATCCATCGTCTTTTGAAATTTTATTATTCGGTCTTTGATTTTTCTCCCACGTTCTAATTGCTGCCTTCCAATCCTTCATTTTTGTTTTCCCAACATACCATCCCTTAGATGTGTAAAAGTCAACAAATGATTGAGCATCAACAGCATTTCCACGTTCGAAACAATACTCCTGTACTTCTTCAACAGTTGGCGGAGTAAAACGGAACGTTTTTCTCCCCATATTGTTTTTTATACTATCCTTACCTGTACTATCCTTACCTAACCTAACCTGGGTATCCCGCATGTCTACCACATGGTTGTCATCTGGTATACCAACTGTCAACACATGTAATTGATACCGATCATCAATTGTATCAAGTTGTTTAAATTCCTTTTTAAATCGAGTAGGTGTATATCGATCTCTTCGCAGATAATTGTTGATTTTCCAATCTCGAATAACAACAACCCCGCTGTCAAAAGGAATCAAAAAACCTTTAGCAACTAAAATTTTCAAATCATCATCAGAAGCATTTGTAAGCCGCAATATCTTTTTGGGCGCACTGACAAACCCATCATCATCCGCTTCAAGACCATACTGAAAATACAAAGCTTGCGCTGATGCCGGCATATCAAGAAAACGATCAGAACATACAACGTCCTTAGAAAACATTCTGCGGCTCGCCATTTTCACCATCTCCTTTCATTGACTGCTGCCCTTCTGGTGTCCTAAGTGCTTTCTTTGCACCTTTAGCTGCTTTCAGCGTATTCCATGCCCTTGCGTCCATAGTTTTTATAAACTCTTGTATTTCCTGCCGGTTTTTCGGCTTCCAGTATCCACGCCCTGATCCTGAACAAATAATGGCTCCACGTTCACGTTCCAACGCAATTCTTTGTCGCAACTCACGTGA